CCCTTTGAGCCTGCCTTAATCTTCTTAAACAAAGAAGCACGCATTGCTGGCTTGGTATAATTGCCAGCCGCATTAACTTTTGACTTTGCTTTTTTCTTTGCTACCACTTGACTTTATCCGCCCAGTATGCAGCAGACATCTTGCCCTTGGCAATGTTCTTTGAATGACGAGCCTTAAACGACTTACGTCGTGCTGCGTAAGATGCAGACTCTCCTTCTTTCTTTGGAGAACCACTAACGCCCTGTTGACCAAAGCGAATAGTCTTGACCTTCTCTCCTTCTTTTGCCACAACAACGTGTGACTTCTTTGGGTGATTTGGTGTACGCTTAGGCTTGTTAAAGCCTGATACTCCTGCTCGCTTTAGTCTTGGGTCCATTATTTTTTCTTCGCCTTCTTAACAGTTTTCTTTGCTTTTGACTTGCCTGCCTCAGAGAGAGCAATTGCAATAGCTTGCTTAGGGTTCTTGACAACTTTACCACCCTTACCAGAGTGTAGTGTTCCCCGCTTAAACTCGCCCATTACCTTTTCGACTTTAGTCTTTTTCATTTCTTTCTCGCATTCTTGCAAGTAGCACAACTGCATTTACAACCTTTTTGCGGTTTATTTGCTTTGCACTTGCAGCCACACTTGGCGCACATTACTTCTTCTTACCCATCTTTTTCATACCTGAAACTTTCTTTAGGTTAGGGTTAGCCTTTAGCGCTTTCTTCCCAGCCTTACGTGCACCAGCAGCAAGAATTGCGCTAGCACGTTCTTTAGAGATTCCTTGCTTGCTAGCAATAGATTCTGCAGCTTTCTTAAATCCTGGGTGCTTTGCTGTCTTTTTCATTACTTGTTACCTGCAACAATCTTTCGCAGTAGAGCATCATACTCAGCACTAGACCATTCTTTAACTGTTCCAATACGAGGCTTTGCTGTTGGAGTTGGAGATACTTTTCCAATATCCTTAATTCCAATAGTTGAACCACGTCCAGTTGTAACAATTATTTGAGACTTCTTGGTAGCCTGTGGGCTAGGAGAAGCCTTTGGTTTTGGAGATGCCATTAGCACTTACACGCCTTGTCTGACTTGCCACACTTACGGCACTTGCCTGGCTTACGGACTGGCATTACTTCTTGCCCATCTTCTTCATGACCATCTTCTTGGCAACTTTCTTAGCAGCCTTCTTTGCAGTCTTCTTCTTCATACCACCCATTGCTGAACCATATTCGTTCATACGGGCTTTCTTGCCTTCGCCCATTTCGTGCATTTTATTCTTGGCTGACATCTTCATTATACTTGTCCTATCTCTTTCATTACCGCTGCGGTTGATTTGTTTACGTGTTTTGCATCTGGCATTGATTCAGCGTTGTACGGCTTATTCAATACTTCGGAGGCACGTTCTGCCTCACGAATCTTTTCCATTGATGTACCACCAGGTTGAATACCTTGGTTGCGTGCATCCCTGTATGCTTCAAGTTCTTTCTCAAAGCGTTTACGTGGAGCATTTCGCTGACCATTAGCATCACCAGTATTCATCTGAAGTCCTCTGGCTTTACAGCCGAAGCAATCAGGTCCACATTTAGTGTGGTCTATAAAGATATTGTTCTCGTCAGGAAACGGTTCAGTTGATGTAGCATCACAATACACACACCCATACAATACTGAGTATGGAATCATGTCTCCATCTACTAACTTATATCCCCACTCAAGAACCTTACTTGCGTGTTCGTGTCCCATATGTCCCCTATATTGCTGTGAAGTTTGCTGTCGTTACTCCAACATTTGCGTTGATTAAGTTCTCTCGAGTTGCTTCATCTACAGTGTATTGGCTACCACCAAGATATACTTCTTGGTAAGTGTCCAGGTCACCATCGTATGGATAACGAACCTGACGGTAAGTTCCATTAACTCTGATGATACTGATTCCACGTGCTAACTTATAAAACGTAAAGAGTCGTTGAACTCCTTCGAAACCTTCATCGACTGTTGGTGTCTTGAAGATGTATTCTGTCATGACTCCTCCTTTAGTGGATTCACCACCAGGCAGGGTTTCCCCTGCCCAGCAGTCAATTAACTACTAGTTAGCAGCGATTGATGAACCTGATGTGATTCGGTATAGAGCCTCATCACGGTATACTGCGAAGCCAAGTACGCCGTACCAACCCATTGGGCGGAAGCGCATCAACTTATCAGTTACGTTACCGATAACTACGTGTGGTTCTTCAGCTACGGCTTCTGCCATTGCTTGTGAACCTGCAACGATTGTATCGAATACACGAGTTACTGGTGTAACTGTGATTGTTGTTGATACTGTAACTGCTGCTGAGTTAGCAACGTCTACAGTAATTGTTGTTGTTGAACCTGATGTAGCGATAGCAGTAATCTTTGCAGATGTACCTACGCCTGTACCTGAAATCTTGTCACCAACTTCAGCACGTGCTGCGATAACAGATGATGAAGCAACGCCGAATGTGAATGCGGCTGATGTTCCTGCTACTGTTACTGCTGTTGTTGCTAGTGCTGTCTGGTCTGCACCAGTCTTAGCGTTGTATAGACGTGGTGACTCTACGAAGAATGCGCCTTCGTACTCACCGATTTCTCCAGCCCAAATCTTGCTTGCTTCTGAAGCAGACTGTGCCTGTGGGTAGCGCCATCCGAGGTCGCCTGTTTCTGCACGAAGGTCGTGTGAAACCTGTGGGTGGATACCAACCCAGTATGAGTTTCCGCGACGGCCCTTGGCCTTGTTAGAACGTAGCTTAGCAACAGCCTTACGGATGTCTGCTGAGTCTAGCGTATCTGCTGCATCTACAGTTGCAACTGATGTTGCGTTTCCACCGTAGATTACGTTTGAACCTGAGCGCAATGTGTTCATTGCAACTACGTCGATAGAATCGGCTAGGTTGTATGCAATGATGTTTGCGATTGCTGGGTCTACATCTGCTAGAGAGAATAGCTCCAATGCGCGAGTTACAAGTACAGCATTACCGTACTCGTTAAGTGTCACTGTAACAGATGTTGGTGTTGACAATGCTACTGCATCTGGGTCAACTGTCTCTGTTAGTGTTGATGTCTTTGTGTCTAGGTCAACGTACTTCTGTAGAACTACTGTTGAACCTGGCATTGCTTGCTTTGCTGGGCGCTTATCTGCGACAGAACGAATTAGGGGTTCTGAGCGGAGAGCGAACTCTAGAAGGCGGTCATACGCCTTCTGTACGAGACCAGCGCCACCTACTGTACCTCCGAGCGATGTGCTCGAGGTATCTGTATATGCGTTTGGCATGTTTGATTAGTCTCCTTGACTATGAACGATTGATTATTGTTGTCCTTGCATCAGGGCGATTAACTCTTCCATAGAACCTGCATTGTCCATGCGCTGTTCTAGGTCCTGTGCTCGGTCTGGTGTAACGGCACCTTGTGTCATGATATCTTGCTGACGTAATGCCGCAAGATTTTGTGTATCAAGTTTCTGTGATACCTCTATACCAAATAGGTCAGCGTTCTCGTCTAGCCAGTTCGATACTGCCTCTTCTGAAAAATCACCATCTAAATCCTTAAGGACTAGACGTGCTGCCTTCTGGTTCACACCCTTCTTTTCTAGTACTGACTTAACGGTAGACTCACGCTGCGCCTTGGAAAATCCCTCAAGTTGCTCAGTAAGTTCCTTGATACGCTTCTCATCTGCACGCTTGGCTTTTCGTAACTTTTTAAGTAAGTCACTTCCATCCATCGGTGTATCTGTGTCGGTATCTTGGTCATCGTCTTCGTCGTCCCAGTAGTTGTTGCTCATAGCAACCCACCCTTCTATTCGTTGTTAGTTCGCAGGCCACAGTTCAGTTCGGGGAAACTGGCTGGCTCCTACTATCGGTCTATTACTCTGACGGGGCCGATAGGTCCGTTCAGGATTCTAGTATTGTCCTACAGTTGGTGTTGTAAGACTTGTTTTGTTTGTGCCTGCAGAACCAGTAAAGGATGCTACTTCACGTGCTGTAAGTCGCTGACGTTTACGTTGTGCTGATGCTAGGCTGTTAAATACTTCTTGTTCAGCTTCTGACTGACCATAAGCATCAAGTGTTGTGCCATAAATATCAGATAATTTCTCAGCAGTAGGAAGGATATCTGCAATAGTTGCATAACCCTTCTGCGCTTCTGCTTGCGTAACACCTTGTGCTGCTAGTTGCTCTGCAACTGATACACCAGCTTTGAGTCCTTGACGTCCTGCTGCTACACCAATTTCAGATGCTGCTACTTGACGTTCAATCTTCTGGAACTGTTGTTCTGGGTCAAGCACATAGGCGAGAAGGTCTTGCTGACCAATGCCATAGTAATCACGTAGTTGCTGGACAATCGCAGGGTCAGCGTTCTGTACACGTTGTACTGCTGTAACCACACGATTAGAAAATTCTGTTGGAGACATATCGTTAGCAATAAATTGCTGGACATACGCATCAGTATCAAACTGCTTTAAGCCGTATGCACGTAGCACTTGACGATATCCATCTTCATTGTTGAGGTACTCTGAAGGAGACAGAACAGCAAGACCCTTAGCAATACGTGTCTGGTTAGCCTTAAAGCGTGTCTTATATTCGTCTGACTCTTGAAGTGCTAGAGTAATTGTAGCCTCTGTTGCGCCATCAATTGCTAGGTCTTTAATTTTATTGATAAGGCTACCTAGACCATACTTCTGGAAACGGTCAGTAAGAACTGCTACAATTGACTGACGTTGTTGTTCTGCCTGTTTAGCCTTCTCTGCCGCAGCAAGAGTTGCTGCTTGTGCTGTTGTATTTGTAAGCGCAGCAATTTGTGCTTGTAAAGATTTAACTAAATCTGAGTCAGAACTTGAAGTTCCTGGAGGGGGTGGACCACCTAATGCTGTTGGTTTAAGTATTCCATTAACATAATCAGCAAAACCAATACCGCCAGTATAAGGCTTTCCTTTGTACATTTTTGGGTCTTCTGGAGTTCCTGAACCAGTCCAATTTGCAGCCTCAAGTGCTGCACGTGTTGCATCAATTGTTGCGTTAGAAGGTTTAATTACCTGCCACTTACCATTGGTTGTACCAATCCATTTGATAGTGTATCCATCAGCAATTTGTTGTGGTGTTAGTTCTGGCTTAGGAGTTGCCTCTTGCGCTGCGGCAACATCAGCGGCTACCTTAGCCTTACGACCTTCAACACTATTTGGGTCAATAATTGGATTGCCATAGATATCAGTCTTTGTTGATGCTTCTAGTGCAGCAACAGAAGCCTGCATCTTTGCCTTAAGAGCATTGGCTTTAGCAATTAAGTCTGCTTCCTCTGTCTGCGGCATAGTTGCAGCCTGGGCTGCAGCAGCACGCATTGCTGCTGCTTTTGTTTGCTCATCTACAACAGGGTTTGCTGGTATGTAATCGTAAAAAGGGTTATCTCTATCTAAACGTGCCATTATGCAATCCCCATATCACGGAATACTTTGAGGGTTAATGAGTCGATAGTATCACGAGCGTTGTTCGTGTACTCCCACTCAGGTGCTGAGCGTAGTTCTTTTTCAAACTGCCAAATAGGCATAACTCCTGGTTGTCCTGTCTTTGGGTCGATGTACTGTAACGCACGGCGAAGACGTGGATTATTATATGTTACTGAGTCAGGGTCTACCTCTAGGATAGATGAGTAAGAAGCCTTGTATGCAGATGATAGCGCATCAACTGATACACCCTTACGGATTGATTCAGCATATGATGGATATGCACTTGCTGCAGTCTCACGAATCTGAGCTTCAATATCCTGAGTTGTTGTGTTACCAATTGCAAGTTCTGCTGACTGTGTATCCCAGTATGCTTTGTTAAACATATTGTCTACACCAAATGCACGAGAGTATGACTGCAGAGTAGATACATCGCCTAGTGTTGTGCCACCATAACCAAGAATTTTACCTGATGTCTTAAGTAGCATATCAAACTGGTTGTCATCTAGACCCTGGTCGTATGCTGTCTGTGCTAATTGGTTAAGCGTAGCGTCGTCAATCTTAATGCCAGTCTGTACCAGACGCTTCTTAGCCTGTAACTTATACTTCTCAAATGAGTCAGAGTATACGCCAGGTTGTTCTAACTTTAACTTGCTACGCTGCTTAACTGTTGGGCTAAGATTCTTGTAGTAGTTTGTAGCATATAAAGCCTCAAGAGCTGCGGCAGTCTTGTTATCTTTAAAGAGCAGGTAAACATTCTGTAGTTCAGGATAGGCATCTAGAAGTGCCTCGCTGATACCATAAGATGCAGCGGTAGCAATACCTTTTGCATCTCCGTCTTCCATGCCTGCAATTCTTGCTGCGTTAGCATCATCTGCTGCTGCCATTTATGCACCTGCCACATTCTGTGATAGCCAACCCTGGAAGTCAATGCGCTTCTTACGGTCGAATTCGTCTGGGTTCATAACCTTGAGTTGTTCCTCAATGCTAACCTTGGCACGCTCTTGGCTAAAGCCTGGAGTTACTGTGACAACGTTCTTGCCGCCAACCTTCTTGCTTGTGGTTGTTGTACCAGTAGCAATCATACCCTCAAGTTCAGCCATACGTAAAGCCTTTTGTGATTCAGTTGCTGGCTGACCTAATGTCTCCTGGTAAATGTTATCAATCAGTTTACCTAGTACAGCTGGGTCATACTTCTGAATAGTCTGAGTAGGTACGTTTGCTGTGGTATCTGTATTGAGTCCTGTAAGAACATCAACTGATACTGAGTTTACAAAGTCATTATACGTCTTAGATGAGGCTAGAGTTGTAGCAAAGTCGGTTACTAGAATATCTTTAACCTTCATGCCTGTAGAAATCTGTGACTTGCTATAGCCTAGGCTCTTGAGAACCTTAGCAATGTTAGTCAACTGAGGCTTAGTAAAGCTATCAGCAAGGCCTGCGCTTTGCTGGAATGCTGTAGGAGCAAGACCAATGCGAGCATCAGTTAGTCTGCTATTAATGTTGTTTGCCCATGAAGAAGAGATAGGTGCTAATGTGTTATTGCCAACTGATGGCATGTTAGGAACAGCATTGGACGAGTTAGTTCCTCGTCCTACTGGATTATTATCTGCCATTATTTCTGCTCCTCATATACGTAGTCAAACTTATCATCCGAGAAGTAACGCTCGTAGAACTTAGCAAAGTTAATATCTTTCTTCTTCATTGTGTTAACAATTGTTTCTACATTTGAACGTAACTGCGCTGCTTTCTTGGAATCATAGGTTGTTCCCATAGACTGCAAGCCATCATATACATCGTAACGTAGGTTTAAGTAGTCAACAATCGTAGAGAATCTAGGCTGCTTTAATAACTGTGCACCTAGTTTGTCATCATTAAGTGCAATAGTTAGAGCACGCACAGCATCTGCCTGCTTACTCTTGCTACCACCGAATGAGTTCTCAATCTTCTCTTCATACCATAGGTTGTTAGAAGTCTTCTGTGCCTCAGTAAACTGAGCCTTATAGTTGTCCATAATAGACTTACCGAAGCCCTTTGCTGGGTCCATGCCTGATGCTTCTAGTTCCTCTGTTACAATTGTAATCATCTTATACCAGTCATTCCAGCCCTTGTTCACAATAGATGAACGGCTAGCATCTAGTGATGCACCAACCTCACGGAACTTCTTACTAGTACCTGGAATCGTAGATGTTTGTAACCAAGCCTGGGCTGCAGATGAGAATGCGTAGTTAGCATCATTGAACACTGCGCCTAAAACGCCAAGGTTATCTTCACCGATTGCAGACACAATAGCCTTAATAGCCTGAGGGTTATCCTTTGCTAATGTAGTAGCAGTCTTGTCTGGATTCAGACCTGATGTAGCATCAGATAGACGTGTTGTTAGCAGGAAGAAATCAGGGTACTTCTCAAGGAATGCTTCTTCACCATTGATTGGGTCAGCATTACGCATCTTGTTTAACTCATCAGCATAGAATGTTAATGGTGTTACAGGGCGTGGCTGTGTTGGAAACATAACAGATGAGAAGAAACGTAGCATCGCAAATGATACTGCGCCATCTTCTGCCTCGTTTGATAGTTCTTTTAATTCAGCAGAATTAGGTTGTCTTCCCTTTGTCTGTGAAAAGTCATATCGCTTCTGCAAAAGAATCATGTTAGCGTCTTTATTAAACTGCTCACCACTACGATAAGCATAAGCCTGGAATGCTTGAGCGCTACGCTTAATTGTGTTAGGCGTTAATGGCTGCAATACGTTAGACTGTGCACCGAATGGTAGAAAGAAGTCTGTAAACCTATTCTCAAAACTGTACTTCTTTGCAGCAGCATTTACAGAGAATGTTGCAATAGGACCAGCAGAGATAATTGCTCCACCAGTAGGGTTTAAAGGATTGAACCAGCTAGTAGGAATGCGACCCTCTACACCAGTAAATGGCATAGCCACCTTTAAGTATTCAGTACCGAATGCATCAGTTTCTACTTCACCAACGCGTCCTGGTAGTGTAGTAACCTGTGCAGCCTTGGCAATAAAGTCTGGATTCTCTAGCGCAATCTTACCGTATGCACGGTATTGCTCGATTAATGCAGGGAAGAAGGCAAGAACATAGTTAATAATACCAGCATAGTTCATATCCTTGTGGAAGGAGTTTAACTTATTGCGGTATTCGCTTATGCCATACTCACGTGCAGTCTTTTCAAATAAAGCTTTATCAGCATCTGTTAATCTACGTCCCTGTGCATTAGCAATTGTTACCATGTTCTGTAACTTCTGCTGATACTTCAATGCGAAGTATGGATTGTACATAAGGCGGCTTGTAGGTACTGTAGATAGCCAGGCAACTGTGTCCTTGAGTGTATCACGGAACTTGCCATATGCATTGCTACGTGCCATCATATCATCTACTGCATCTGTAAGAACAATAGGACGCTCGTATACATCTGGGTATAATTGCTTCAACTTAACTAGGTCAAGTTTATCCTCAAGGATTAACTTACGTAGTTCAGCACTAGGTGCCCATGTATCTACAACAGTCTTGATACGTTCATAGGCTGTATTTGCTGTAATACCTGTACCAAAACGGTCAAGATAGCTGATGTTTGCTGGGTCTTTCATCCATAAAATAACATCACTCTTCTTTTTGCCTTCAAGAATCTGACGTGCTACATCGTCAAAGCGAATCTTATCGTTTAAGATTTGTTCCCAAGCCTGTAGATGCTTTGCTTCGTTCTCCGCTGCAACGATAGGAATGCTACCAGTACGGTCACGACGAATGCTTTCAATCTCTAATTCCTTAGCAGATGCTAGAGCACGACGTAAATCGTCCTTCTGTGTCAACTGCTGACGAGAGATTGCACCGAAACGACCAGAGAATGGAGCAGGAAAATCATATCCACTGACAGTAACCTTATCACGGCCTACTGGTTTTGACTTAATACCTGCTGTAAGTGCTGCTTCTTGACGACGCAATTCTTCAATTGTGTTTTTAATCTGCTTGTGCTGCTCTAATGTACGAGCAACTGAGTCCGTTACAACCTTAGGAGGATTGTCAAAGTCATACTTTGCATCCTTCAACTTAGATTCTAGTAGTCGAACTACTGACAAGCGCTCTTCAATGTTACCACGGATATTAGCAATGTTCTTAGTCGGGTTAGATACACCCTTAACCCAGTCATTAATTCTATTAACACTATTGGTATTACGGTTAATGGCATCCATTGTTTCAATGCCAAGTTCTTTGAACACACCGAAAAGAGATACATCTCCCCATGCACGAAGTGCAGAGTCACGAATAATGTTGATTGGGTACCCAGCACGTGCTAATGTAAAACCACGCCACAGTCCATTGAACTCATCTGCTATAAACTTACCGCCTAGTAGCAGGTTTTGTCCAAGTCCTGCTTCGGCTCCATACTTAGTAGAATAGCGCTTGAATGCTGCATCTACTTCTTTAGCGTTAATGATGTTAGAACCATTGGCTAATTGGGTGACAAGTACAGGGTCAACAGCAACTTCACCTGCTTCATCAATAAAGTAAGCACTATCTAGTTCTTTTGCTGCTTTTGCTTGAGATACTATCTTGCGGTTTTCTCTGCGGTAGGCACTGATTACTTCATCAGCAATTAGTGGAGAAACTCCATATTTGGCAGCAGCACGCTGGATAAGTGTATCATTGAATGCCTCAACGAAGTTAAACTTGTTAATCTCGTTAGGAGCCTTGATGAAATCATCTAGGAATGTGCGTGCCTCTTCAGGCATAATCTGCTTTGCTTGTACAGCAGCACGAATGTTTGTACGTACACGCTCAACTGCCATTAGTGGCTCGTTAAAGTTAATAGTTCCACGTGGAGCTTCATCTGTTAAGCGCTCAATAAAACGAATTGGCACAGATAGTGGGTTAGCCTGGTAGAATCCCTGTACAATTGAACCTAGTCCAGTTTCGCGTCCTGCAAGTTCTGTACCTTCTAACTTGCGAGCAGCGCGTTCTTTAGCAAAGTCATTATGAAGGCGCTCCGCCCATGCAAACTTAGACACTGTACGGTCAACCATACGTGTATCTAGCTTAAGCGCATCATTAACAAATGCTACTTCCTTACGAAGCGCACCAATCTCAGCCTCTACTGCTTCACGCTTATCCTTAAAGCGCTTGGACAGGAGCATCATATCATCTTTGAACTCAAAGTATACGTTGTACCCGTTGTCAACAGACTCAAGTGCTGACTGGTAACGGTTAAGTTCAGCCCACTTGTCAGCACGCTTGACTGCAAGCTCCTGAAGTGCGCCAATATCGCCACGTCCTACACGAAGAACAAGTCCAATAACTTCATCTGTTTGACCAGCTACAAGATTTGCGCCAATCTGTCCAATTTCATTGCGAAATTCTGGACGTTGGATAACTGTTGCTGCATCATTCTCACGATAAAATTTAAATACTGGTGTGTAAGGTGTAACTTCGCCAGCAACTGTACGCTTGATTAGGTCAACGTCTGTCATTAGACGGTCTCTAATTAGGTCTGGGCTGGTTCCTTTGAATACTCGTGCGCTGATTCCACCCTGTTGCTGAATGATTGGGTTAACAAGTGCGCTACGTGCTGCAGAACCTGCAAGCTTTAGACCTAATACGTCAGGCCCTACGTTTGCTTCTAAACCAAAATTAAGAATACCAGATGTAACTGCACCGATTCCCTTGGTTGTATCACCTAATGTGTTCCAACCTGTAATCTTTGCAGCAAATTGTGTGGTGTCACGGCCAAAGTTGTAGTGCTCTTGACCTGCATCTGACTCAGAAAACTTAGCAGACTTCTGCAGTTCTTTGTCAATAAAGTTAAGTGTGCCAGATTCGGCTACGTCGCGCTGTGCTTTACCAGCAAATGCTGCTCCGAGACCCACTCCTGCTACTGCACCGACTGGTCCACCTAAAGCAAAGCCTGCGACTCCGCCAAGTGCACCGCCAGCAATCATTGTTAGACCAGCAAGAAGTCCCATGCCAGCATCTTTATCAGCTACGTCACGAGTGAAAGCATAGTTAGAACGTACGTTCTTTGCACCAGCCATAAGCACCTTACTGACTTTACCATTGCTTGCTTTATCAGCTTCAGCAATTCCGTAAGCAGTTGCTCCAAGAAGTGCACCAGCACCAGTACCTACACCAGGAATTACGCTACCAATTGCAGCACCTGCAAGAATACCTTGTGGTTTTCCTAAAACATTTCCAGCAGTGGTAAGAGATGCAACACGTGCTTTCTCTACTGCGTCATTCCATCCACCAGGATTATCTGGCAAGTTCTTTGCAACATCTACAGTCACACCAAATGGTAGGCGATTATTCTTTACGTTAGGTGAACTGTTGTTACCTGGAAGACCAGAGAGATACTTTTGAGTGTTACCAATGTATTCCCAAAGGCTCATAGAATGGTCCTTAAATACTGAACGTAGTCCTTTGTTCCTTGTGAGGAATCAGGCTGACTAGCCCAGAATTCAAGGACTGGCATCATAGTACGCATTTGTTCAATGTCAGGGTCTGCTGCAGATTGTGGCAAAGATGATAAGCCACTCATGTCGGTTACTGGTTGGTCAGGCAATTCTGTCTCAGCAGTAATAGGAGTCAAAGAACGCATCTCGCCCATGCGAGCTGAACCAGCATTAAATGATGGAGCCTTCGTTGGAGCAGCTGTGCGTTGTTCGTTAGTAGCCTTGTTTTGTCCATAAGGCAAACCAGAATAATTTAGGTCCATACGTCCGCTCTGTCCATTACCACCCATAGGCTTAACGTTGGCTTGATTATATTGTGGGCCACCGTTAGCGCCTCCACGATTTTCTACAGCCATTGTTCCTCCTACTTGGTAAATTGCTCAAAGATATGAAACGGCGGAGCCGTCTCGTTATTGTTAAGTGCTGCAATTCGCATTGCATCTAGCATTGTAGTTCCTGCGTGTAGTGCTCCTACCGCGAAGTCTCCGCCAGAACCAATACCATAAAATCCCGTACTGTTCATACCGACTGAGAAATCAGAATCTATCTCAAAGATAGTTCCATTGATTCCTAGTAAGAGACTTAATTCAAACTTGTTGTCATCATCATCTGATGTTTTATTAAAATCTACGCCTGCTTCAGTTAGTGCTGCTTTGATAGATGGAACTATCTTATTAATTACAAACTCGTATAAGTTTGTTTTCGCTTTAACTGTAACTAGTGGAGGCGTCCACCCATGGAGTACCACTTGCAAAGAACGATAGTTACCAGCACCGCTAATAATATAACTTCCACGTTCAACTGCCTTTATCATATCGGGGTGGGTATAAACTTTCCCACTAGCTGCGATACGACTATCGGCGACTATTACACATTTATCTTCGTGCTGTACACCGATAATCGTTGTCATGTCCCCTACTTTCTTATCGCTTGCGTATTGTTCTTACGCTTGCTGTTGGTTGTCCCGTACCAGAAATACCCGATAACAAACTCATAATGTCAGGGGGTCCTTGTTCAGGTGAAATAGTAGCGCCTCCTGCTGGAGCACCAGCGGGAACAGGGGACGGTTGCTCAACCGCTTGTGGGGCCCCAACAGGAGGAACTGGTTGCGGCTGCGGCGTAAAGACTTCTTCAATGACGTCCTCTAGTGCCTGTCCCTTTTGGCGTGCCTTAATGACAGCCGCAATCTGTCGCACAACTTCAGAAGCGTCCTGGCCTTGCATAGCCATCTGTGGTATCGCTTGAGAGAGTGCATTAATAGAACCGAGAAGCGATGCACGCATGCTTTCGATTTCAATCTTTTCTACTTCTTGGGTTACGTTAACTGTAAATGGAAGTTCACGCATTGCCATATCCTTGGAGATGAGTCCACCACCAAGTGCCTGTAACATAAAGATAAGTCCCTGTGCAGGGTTAAGTCCTGCCAACATACCATAACGAACATCGGCTGAGTAATCACCCTTGATGTCCCTCTTAGGGTTGTATGTAATTTCGTATGGTGAACCTGAGTCTACACCACGGATTGTCTTTTCATCTGGGAAAATTAATTCATCAACTTGGAAACAAAGCTGAATTACATCGCGCAGTGCTGATGCAAAGATTGCCTGTGCTGACTTAACCTGTGTATCAAAGGCTCCCATAAGAGCCTGTACACCTTGGCCAGTAACAACTGATGCGCTGATATTTCCTGTGCGTGATTCAGGGTAACGTGTACCAACACGCAATTCTTGGCCAAGCAAGGTTTGTTCAGTAAACGCACCTGCTGGAATATTAAGTTCTACACGGCGTACGCCTGCTGGGTTTGCTGTACGAATAACAGCGTCACCACCAAGTTGCAACTCCTGCACATCTTGCGGAAGTACAATAGGAGCTTGTACAGATTTCTCTGCAGCTTCCATTGCAAGTAACGCAAAGCGGTTACGAAGCAACTGGATACCAAGGACGTCGTCAAACTGTCCGCGTAGTTCATCATCAATAGATGGCTTACGTGCTACTACAACCATCATCTT